CTTGCGCTGCACTGCATTATACTGCTTTGCTGTGCGCTAATGTCTTGGTACTTCACTCTGCTTTGCCTTGCTCTGCGGTGCGGTGCTCTGCGCTGCGTTACATTGCAGTGCTCTACGCTAATGTCTGGTACTTCACTTTACTCTGCACTACTCTGCATTGCTTTGCGCTGCCCTGCGCTGCGGTGCCATGCCGTGCTTTGCAATACTCTGTAATGCGCTGCTTTGCATTGCTGTGCGCTACTGTGCTCTGCAATGCGCTGCGCTAATGCTCAGTATTCACTTTGCTCTGCGCTGCGATGCTTTGCATTGCCTTGCATTGTGCTGCGATGCGCTGCCGTGCGTTGCGCTAATGTCTTAGTACTTCACTCTGCTTTGCTCTGCTTTGCATTGCTCTGCTCTGCTCTGCTATGCAATGCTTTGCTTTGCAGTGCTCTGCTCTGCAAAGCTTTGCGCTGCGATGCAGTGCTCTGCGTTACTCTGCGCTGCTCTGATTTTCAATAACGCATTATCAAACAACAACTTGCGTAATTTTTATACTATCCTCATCGATAATAAAGGTCCCATAGTCGCCTTTGCGAGCTGGCCGCCATGTGCCAAGCCCTTTGAAAGAACCACCCGACTGAAGATACTTCGCGACTCGCTCAGGATCAATAATCTCATCGGTGATAATCAATCGGCAAGGGATTTGCCACTCGTGGATAATTGGAAAATGACGCCACACACGCTTGCCGCCGCCGCTTTTCCCATCAGCCGGGACAAATTTACTTAGACGCTCGACATCCTCTGACTTAATCGGAGAGCCATCACCGTCAAGAACCGGGAATTCAACCGCATCAGCCCGCAACCCCGCCTGAAATTTCCCCGAGTACGTTTTTTGGCCCTGACCTTTTATTCGTTCAGAAAGGTAGCTCGCTGCATCCAGAACACAGGACTTAATGGCATAGCCACTCATCACTACTTCATTGTTCTTATTGAGATTAAGACGCTCACGCCAAGTCCTAAGCTCAAATTCATCGTCAAGTTCATTACCTTCTTTCATGGACTTTTTCACGGCCCCGAACAACAGGGGCGCCGTACCTACTAGCGTTGCGCTAAACCGATACATCCTATGCCTCCTTGCTTAGTAGCTCCCCAACACCCTTCCGAAAGTTCTCATCAGTAGAATCTGACAGAATGGTTTTGGCCATATCCTCAACTGCCAGATGCATTACTTTAGTTTTAGTAATGTCCATATACTCGCTTAGCAATGAAACTATATCATCAGTTAATGTCCATACCGATGTCTGGCGACGTCCTTTTCTAGCCGCACGCTTAACAGAATGCGTGAATTTCTCACTCATTTCTTGCTCTTGTCCGTTGATATGTTACTTAATTAATAACTGTAATCATTATACAATAAGCCTGATTGGAATTCAACTGCTTTAGTGAGAAAGTAGACAAAAAAAATGAGGAACTATCAAGCTCCTCATCTGTGATTATGACTCATCTTTCTAATCAGGAGTGCAGCAATAGGCATCCCTGTCGCCGACCTAATTATTGCAGAACCATCGACTCCACCACCGAAGAAGTCTCGGTAAAGATCGATGGAGCCAATTTTACCCGCTAGGACCTACTTTTACTTCCTAAACGCCCCGTAGGCATCCTTCACCCCCTCAAGGCAACTGCGCATTAGGATAAAATCGAGCGTTTTAAACTCGGCAAGGTATATCTTCTTAAGGCACCTCACTGTTGCCCTGTGCACTTCGGTTCCCTCTGCTCCCTTAACCAAATTGTTATCGGCGTCAAAAACGCCCGTATCCACTAGCGCTGCAAACGCGGGAACCATCGCTGCCTGCTGAGCCTTGAAACAAAATACCTGCAAGGTTGGATGATCTGGGTATTCCGCCTCACAATATTCGTATAGCCCGGACATCGCGTCCGCACGTGCAACCGCCGGAAGAACCGATGCCATCATGAGAAGAACTGCTACTGCATGTTTGACTGTTTTCATTGCCGAATTCCTTTTGTGACGTTGTTCGTTATCCATCCTCATGCTCGGGGAAACACCGTTTCGTCATCTCGACGACGGCCAGATGCACAACCTCGACCTTAGACCTGCCCAAATGTTCACTCAGCTTTCTGAGCATATCATCGGTAGTTACCCATATGGCTAACTGCCTTCTCGACTTATCCACCTGCCATCCTTTTTCCATTCTACCCTCCGTGTAAGGTATACATACATTAGATATTTGTAGTATACAGAACGTATAGCATAGACGCAAGTGGGAAATGAAGTGACGAAAGGTCTTGGGGATTGAGTCCCTTTCGGCATACTTCCAGGTCACCCAGGCACCCATCATCACCTGTGACGACAGTGACAGTGACACCCAGTGACACCCCCGTCAAACTCCTTATATATATTCTCTACCCCCCCCCCTTTTACGTTTCCCGTGTATTTTACTTATATACCTGTCACTGCTGTCACTGTAAGGATATATAATAGTATAAAGATAGAGATTACAATTATTTACCAGAGTGACACCCACAGTGACACCCACAGTGACACCCCCAGGGAAACAGGCAGAGGTGGCACTGAAAAACACCATATTGTTAAAGTATTACTTTAGGTAGCTATCAAAATGATAGAGGTAGAATTTTGTAAAATGGTAGAATAGCGCTTTTTATGTAGAAGGGCAGGGGGGGGGGTGTCACTGCCCTTTCGGAGGGGATTAGTTACGGGGCTAGAACGGCACCTTGTCGCTATCGTCGGGCCCAGGTCTCACCCAATAACTTTTACCATCGCTCTTCTTGCGGTACCAACCGTTGGCCCTAAGGGCATCGGTCACCTGCATTTGCAGGCTTTTGTCTTTCCACTGGTCTTTCGACTTGAACTCAAAGTAGTAAGTACAGATCTCATCCCAGGTCGTTTTATCCAAATATTTATGGATACCTTTGCCGTTGAGGAAATCTTTCAGGCTATCTTCAAACACATTCTCGACCCTACGCGTTTCCCGTTGCTCTTTAATCGTGGACTGCAGGCCATCTGGCTCTTCCCACCAGTGAGCCGACGGGTGTTCGAGTAACCATTCCTTCGCCTCGGCGAAAAGTTGCTCCCGCTCGTGTTTGATGGCATCCAGGTCGAAGCTGCCCGTGTTGATGGGCAGGAATCGGGTATTCCCAGTGAGCCCTCGCAGATAGTCGGAGTCATTCGTCGTCCCAATAAAAACCGTCCGTCTTGGGTAATCGACACTGTGGTTGGAATATTTAGGGACATAATGATCAGATGTATTGGTCAAGAACGCTTTGAGCCTAGATTCACTCGACTTATAAAGCGTATCGAGCTCTTCTAGCTCCGCAATCCAGTAGCCATGGATCGACATGTGAGCCTCTTTGCTTTCAAGGCTTATCTTCAAGGTTGTTGCCCACTCACCGCCAAGTAAAGCAATGGCTGTACTTTTGCCTTGGTTCTCCTCCCCGTTCCAAATCGGCACCAGCCTAGCAATGCAGCCGGGGTGAAATGCGCGGTTCATCATTTGCAAGAGGGTTACCTTGCCAACCCACCTTGAATAATCTGAATCCTCGGCCCCGCACATGTCGATCATCCAAGTTTCGATTCTTGGGGCCCCATCCCACTCGGGCAAGGTACCTAGCCACTCAATAAGAGCGTCGTATTTATCCTTGATCGCGGTCGCTTTGATGGCATCGGATAGAAGTTGCCTACGGTTACCGCCAAAGCGGTAATGTGACCCTAGCCACTCGGAGATGCGATATTCAGTCTCGTCATTTACTGGCTTGCCGTCGAGTGTCGCCAGGTTGCGAAATGCGTCAAAGCGTATACGCCCTTGCCATTCCTGATGATGTTCCAAGATCATGCTCATGTTGTAGAAACACTCCAGTACCTTTATCCCCTTGGCATCCAGTTGCAGCATCGAAGCCAGATCAGCATCCGGCATATGCCCATTCATACTGATATCCGCTGGCGCCCGTTCCGCCTTTTCTTTCTTCGGAAGATACGGCTCAATAGCAGCCTCGATGTCTTTCATCATCTTAGACGACATATATGGCTGAGAAGCCACCATGATGCGGAGCTCTGGGTAACGCCAGCATCTACCCAGGAATGGGAATAAGCCCGTCCTATGAGCATCCTGGAGCCAATTAGAGGTATTCAGGCATTCGGTGAGTATATGCACGAGTACCTCACTCTCATTACCAGACCCCTGCATCCTATCCACTCGTTGCATCCAAGTTTGGACGAGGTGAGTCTCGATAATGTGGGTGAGCTGGGATTGTCTCGGCCTGGCATCTGCATCCGTCCCAAACTTCTCCCCAGTAATGGGGATCATATAGTCCTGTGTCCATACCTCGATATCGCCGGACTTGATATTGGCCTCACCTTTTGACATGAGAATTAAATGTAGGCCGTTGTCATCATCAATTTCAGTATAGGTATCGAGAAGTGCAACGATCTCTCCTGGCAGGATTTTGATTTTCCGGGTTCCTTCATCAAAACAATTGATGAGGTGTACCACTGCAAAGAGATCTTTATCTGTTAGTAGAAAGCCGAGTCCAAACCCGTCATCAAGGCATCGCTGGTACGTTTCAGTCAGACTTCCCGGTTGGGAAATAGGAGTGTGGCATTGTTCACCATGTTCATTAGAGGTATAGACCCAGGACACCCACTGTGGGAAGCTAGATAAAGCTTTCGGGATGTTGTGAAAAATAGGGAATGCTGGTGATAATTCCGTAGTATCTGATTGACTTTCGTTACCGGGAGTGATATCATTCATATCAACCTCCTCTGAAAGTTGTGTGCTTAGGGTTACCGGCTGGAATCCCACCAGCCGGTAATTGCGTTAGTACACCTTTGCGCCGTGGCGGTAGGCCCGCGACTTGTTGTAGGCATGCTTGGCCAGAATCGCCTCGCCAAGATCAAACTTCTGCTCCGTGGCAATCAGGCAAGTTTCAATGATGACGGAGGCAAGTGCAGATTCTGTACTGAGCTCGTCGTTGTCGACGGTGAACGCGAGGATCGCCTCGCCTAGGTAGGAGACGATGGCGGCGATTCGCTCGACCGGATTATTCAAGGTGATGTTGTGGGCTGACTTGAGGATGTCGAATGGATTGGCTACAAGGGCGTCAAAGCAGCAGACGAAGCGATCCTCGGGGTTGCCGGTGCAACAGGCATCAAACAGCTCCGCTTTGGCCGAGAGCTCTGGAGATGCGCCCAGATCGAGGCGATAGAATGTACATAAATCAGCAATGCGGATGATGATATCAGCGAGCTCTTCTTCAGCGTGGGAGAAGGCTAGAATCTTGGTGGATGCCCTCGGCGTCCTGAATGCCTCGATTGCCTCGCCTAGCTCTGAAGCCACAAGGGCCATCGCCTCAAGAAACGACCTCCTCCCGTCCCACCATCCCTTTTGATACGCCAATTGATGAGCCTCATGACAGAACCAATCCCATGACTCCGCCAGATTATTCATATGTCACCTTAATTAGCTTTTGTTAAGTCATATTAGGTTTTGGTAGGTTTTCATCTTATATTGTTGAGTTTCGCAACTTACTTAGGTACAATGGGTAGCCAAACGCGCGATTGGGTGCATTTCAACTCGTGCGGCGGGGTGACTGGTGCTACCAACGCCAGTCACCCAAATCACTGTTTTGCATGTTTCCCTTACCTCCCCCTCATGATCAAAATTGCTTTACCCAGATCTGAGTGGTATCCTCTGCCCACCTGCGAACCTCAATTTATCAAACTCACCAGCTCATGTCAAATGGAAAAACCATTGGCCACCACTCAGTCAAGCAAAATTATCGCTATCGATCCGGGTGTACATGGGGCGATTGCCTACGTAGAGAGAGACGATAGAGGGAGACCTATACGTGTTTGTCTCCAGGATATAATTACGCGCAATCACCCCTATGGAAAGATGGTGGATGTTGATCGGATGCTGAAGGAGCTTGACGGTATTCCTGGGCCCGATTTGGTACTATTTGAAGAGCCATTTGCAGTCTACTCGCAACCAGCAAGGCACGGGCAGGTACCAAAGATTAGCACAAGTGCTCATACGATGAAAGTATCTTTGGTAAACTTCGGGCGACTTCAAAGCGTCATCGAGAAGGTAACGGGGGTCAGTGAGTGGCAGACCGTCCACCCTGGCGTATGGAAGCAAGCGATGAATCTAACAAGTAACAAGCAAATATCACTCATTCACGCACGGAGTAGCTTTGCAATCGTACAGGACTTACTCATGCGCAAAAGTGATCACGACAGAGCAGAAGCACTCCTTCTAGCCGAATATGCACACTGGCACCTGTGGACCTCTGACTAGACTGGGCCACCCTGGGTGTAGTCGGATACCTCCAGATGCCTACCGATGTAGCACCCGCATACGTTATAACCTCTTCCCCCATAAAAGGTGATGCTCATCTGCTGCCATCTTAGGGTGAGCAACCCATGGCTGGACTGGACCCATAGATCCGTGGCCCTAGCCACTTGCGGATTCCCCTCAACAAATTCGAGCATATCGACTAGCGACCCCATATTCATATCGGCATGCTTTTTAAGCATCCACTTAAGACTTCGTGCCATGGCAGGCGGTAGGAGTTTATCGATCTCACCCTCTACCATGACAGATTCCTACACCCGAACCATGTTAATAATGCGCTCTGATAGAGCAGATAGCCTTTCATCAAGCTCTAACATACAATAGTCGCATAACTCCTCCGGCCAATGACAAAACTTCCCATCTTCATCGATATCGATGGTCCCAGAGCATTTGCACATGCTACAGCTAACAATATCGCCGATGTTAGCCAATACGGCATTCAGGACTAAGTAGTCCTGCTCAGTCTCAATATTGGTGTGTGACCCACAACCCGAGCATGCTTCTAGAAACGGCACTCTAAACATGATATACCTCCTATTAATTGATGCCGATTCATATTCAATTCATACGATAAACGACATAGAACAGCCTTGTCAATATAAATGTACGCCAATTGGTTCTTGACAATATCATTTCCGATTGGTATATTATGGTCATGCGGCAGGGGTTTTCTGGGGCAGCTATGCAGGGCGCCTGCTCCTCAGTTCCTTTTCCATCTGCCGCGTTTACCTAAAATTCCACGGCAGGAGGAGAAAGACGATGGCTGAAGATGTGGTCACCAAAGCGATTAGGGAGGCTGAGGAAGCATGCCAGTTGGCCATTGCCACGACGCCAGAGCAATACCGCCCTTTTATCACGTTGATTTCACAGAATAAGCGGGTTGGATCGAAACAGAACCCACAATATGCGACCATCCGCCTGCCCTATATGGGCGTTGATGGACGTGTCAAGATGGCACGGGATGAGCACCGAGCTGCGGGCATGTCGTTGTCCATCCACACCGATTTTGTAAATGTAGGTGAAAGTCCCGTCTGTAAGGCAACCATCAATTCGGCTCTGCTCGGTATCTCAGTTGACTATGCCGAGATCAAATTTGGCGGGCAGGGTGTCGATGCCTCTAATCCCATTGAAAATGCGATCACAAGCGCAGTAGGCCGTGCCCTTGGCAATCTTGGCTATGGGCTCTACGGGACTGGGATTGCCTCGGCTGAGGAAGTTCTGGCGGCGATGAGTGAGCAGATACGTCAGAAGGTTGAAGGCGCCTTGGCGCCTGATGCGTTTGTGCTGGGGCCTGTGCAGCAACACCGGATCATTGATTATGGGGCTGCTTCGCCACGTGAACCTGCCAGTGAAAAGCAAATGGGGCTACTCTATGGCAAGCTAAAGGCATGTGGCGTTCGCGATGGTCACAAGCGGGAACTCATTGAGTTTGCTTATCCCAGCGGGCTTGGCAAGCGGGTTGCCACAGAAATAATCGATTTCCTTAGCCATGAGAATACGCTACCAAGCTGGCTGCGAACCCCCTATGTGAGATTCCTCATCAAGACGTATGGAGTGAACCGTCAAGACGTTGGGAATTACATGGATAAGACCTTTAATCACCATGATCCCACGCTGCTGGATCACGAGCAATTTCTAGCCCTCATCGACTACCTTGCCCCCAAGGAACAACCCGAGTCTGAGCCAGACGACATCTACCTGCCCGGTGAAGCGGTCACCGCACCCATGGCTAGGGAGGAGTGGACGGAATTCGGTGTCAACCTGTGCCTGGCAGAGCGACTATCGAATGTTCAATTCGAAGCGTGGGCCATTGCGAATTTCGGAAAAGGGACTGAAGAAAACATATCACAGCTCTCTAGAGAGGCATATAACTCACTAGTAGCGATGGATACGAGTAAAATTGCACAAGAAGTCAAAACATTCGCTCAAAAGAAGGAAGGACAGGGCGCTTTGCTACACTGAATTGATACAGCATCGTATCTGTTGAGGATTTGTCTCTTCACGGGACAAATCCTCTTTTTTTATTGCTTTTGTTTGTAATTCATGCTGTATAGTCGTATAATTTACCGGTCAGTAAATAAAGAGAGCGTACCTCAGGAGGTATTTAAATGAGTGAGATCAGCGAGAGCTTGATGACGATTGAGGAAGTAGCAGAGCATCTTCGTGTAGCGAAGAGCACCATGCGCAACAAAGAGTTCCGTCAACGTCTTGGATTAAAAAGTGTCAGAGTTGGCAAATCAGTGCGGTTCCGCCGGGAAGATGTCGAAGCCTTCGTAAAAAGTAATGTGGAAGGCGGCAAGGATGCTTGAGTGCAATGTCACGAGATATATACTTGAACGCGAGGAGACCGGCGACTATTTTATCGGCCTTAGCTTTGAGCCTCCTTATGTTAAGGTCACGGGAGGATTATGTTTAGCCAGGATGTGGAAACAGAAGGAAAAAGCTAGAAAAATGGCATTAAGGCTAGAAGGCAGCAATCTCTGCTTTGTGGTTAGAGAAATTTACATTGAAACGAATGGGGATATAAAGCTGGTAGGCGAACGCGATGGATAAGGCCAGAGTCAAGAGACATTTAGCTCACGTCGGCATCGGGTTTGCTGCGGGGTTTATTGCCACGTTGACCTTGACCGGATTGGTCCTGTGGGTTTTGGGCATCCTCACCTTTCTAGGGGCGGAGTAGTATGAGATTAGTCAGATTTACTGGGCCAGGTGGGTCACCTATTTTCGTTAACCCAGCGAGCGTAGCCGTCCTCTATGCCGATCCCACGACTGTAGAGGCGAGTCTAACTTGCATTCGCATGGCATCTGATTTCCAAGTATTTGTCCAAGAAGACGTGACTGCTGTGAGAGATGCGCTATGCGATGTCTCTTACGTGCAGAGGGAACAATGGACGCAGACGATTCGATTAGGGGACATGAATAAGTAAAGGCCCGCTGGGTCTTGGTCGTAACCCAGCGGGCAGCAGGCGGCTGTACGACGAGGCGAGAAGGCTTGCCGCTGAAGGCATCTCGGTCTTTCCTTGCAACTCTAGTGTAGCATGCCTGATTTATTCTTACAATAAAATTATAGGATCTGTTATAATGAAGTTGCATTCTAAGGTAGGATGCAAGATTACGGCCGAGAGGTCTATCTGGCTGCACCTCTCGGCCATATCTTATTCTAGCGCCACTGATACAGCCAAACGAGGATGCCAATAATCCCAGTTGACGCTACTCCCACAATGATCCCGGAGATGGCATCTTTACTCTTCACCCTTGCCCTCCTCTTCTCCAGCTTGCATGGCATCATGCCAACAGTCATCACAGATTACATCAAAAGGCTCAAGCGGCTCAAATAGGCGCCCACACCGACACTCACGCATAATGATTTTAATCTTAAGCATATGATCCTCCTAAAGCTTTTTGAACCATTATTGCTAGTTCAGGGTCGCTTGTGTAGTCGCTGATCTCTCTGCCCTCATTTGTCTTGATGCTGTGGGCGATATCCTCGGCAAGTTTCTTGCTACTGGTCCCGCGGGGCCTCCAGCCACGCCTGCTCGTTTGGGCATTTCGGCGCTCGAAGCTGCGTTCCCTCTTTACTGATGCAGCCCGCAGTAGCACCTCGATGGCGTCGGTTTCGTCATCAGGGATAAGGCCAGCCGCTTTCCGTTCACTATGAGTGAGTTGCTTGGCGACCAGGTTCTTAACCGTGTTCGTGTAGGGCTGGATGGCTGCCCTTGCATCCCCGTGGAGACGCACTGTTTCCTTCACAATGGCAGTGGCAATGGTTACTAATTCGTCCGCAGGGACAGTTAGACCGTTGATTTCGTTTAAACCCTGTGCTAACATTTAGCTACCCTTTCCTATTGGCGAATCATGAGGCTGACCAGAAACCCCCATCCCTGGCCAGCCTTTTGTCTTTTGGCTCATCAACTATCTAGATTATATTCCAATCGGTATAAGTAGTCAATAGTCAATTGCGTGGTTATTTAATAATTTTTATTCACATATCTTTGTGTTAAGCGCCTATATGTATGCAATTGTACTTTCCCATCTGTTCCGAGCCATTTTCGCCATTCCAATCGGGAACACAGCTATTTAACTTCTCTTGACGATTGACAAAAATATGGCCATGTGTTACTATATGGAAAACTTGCAAGTGAAATTACAATACCCAGGAGCGGGACTCATGGCAGAGACTTTATCCGCCATCATTGCGGGGAGGATACGTCGTGCGAGGCTAAGCAAGGGCTGGAATCAGGGTGATCTCGCGAGAGAGACAGGCATCTTGCAGGGCACTATCTCACGCTATGAGAGCGGGGAGCGAAGAGGAGTCCATCCTGAGAACCTGATTAAGATTGCAGACGCAACAGGCGTGACTGTAGACTTCCTAGTGGGCAGAACGGATAGCCCTGATATTGGCCCACGGATCGCGAGAGCAAGAGGGCTAAAGAGCATGTCGCAGCAGCAGTTAGCTAATGCTACAGGAATTCCGGTCTCGCTCATCCGTCAGTTTGAAGGACAGGGAGGGATGGAAATAGATCCGGAGATCCTGGATAGAATTGCAAAAGCGACTGGCGTACAGATAGATTACTTACTGGGGATTGAATAAACATGTGGCAGCTGGACCCGATTTATTCTGGTATTAGAGCAGTGAAAACGGCCATCAATCTTCTGGATATTGCACTGAGAGACTGGGAAAATGAGGATGAGGAGTGCGCTCGGATGATGAATGAAGTGTGGGATGCCAAACAAGCCATTGTCAGGATTGAGGCGAGGCTGGGTGAGGTCGCAGCAGCACGATGAAATTCTCCATCTACACCGTCATTGCTCTATGGCTTTGGTGCGCAGCAGCCGCCGGTGAGGAAATTCCCCTTGTCGTTACGCCTGAAATCCTTCAGCAAAATGCCCACACCGCCACGCTACAGACACCCTGCAACTGGGACAAAGACCTGGGTAATGTCAAAGTCATGGGCTTCTACGGAACACCTGAATCGGACATGATGCAGGCTGCGATAGAGCCCACAGCCAAGACTACGGTTGGTGCCTTTCTCCAAGTCACCATCAACCCCAGCGATTACACCCACGAGCAACGCCCTCTCCATCATGCCAATGTCGTGATCAATACGACAGGCAAGCAGTGCGAGGGAGGATTCGGTTTTAACCCAGGCAATTTCACCAAGCCCCGACGCTAGGAGAGCCAGTGGAGACGAAACAGACTGCCAAAGATTTCCTAGCCCGTGTTTACCATGCGATGATGAAGGATGGAAATAAACCCCAGGATCATGAGGTATCCCTCCCTAGCGAGATGTATGTAACGCTTTTTAATGACGCCCACGGAGGTGGTGTTGAACCGGGTTGGGTAAAATTCATGGGCTTTACCGTTATTGATGGCGGACCAGAGCTGTCAATCCCCTTTGTGGTCAAGACAAAAGTTGAAGACCCGTATGCTCTTGCCAGGAGTAGTAAGATTCAGCCGAAATTAAAACTCAATCCCCAAGGCACGCATTATAAAGGACCGGGTGGCACGAAGCTCTGCGTCTTTTGCAAGAAAGATCTCGACACCCATCCACGCTGCCGCAGGTGCAGTGTTCTCATCCACCGGCCAAATCCAAAATATCCTGACGCGGCGCAGGTAAGAAGACGCGTGCACGATAGGCGACTGTGTGCCTACTGCTACGACAAGCACGAGAAGCCTACCCAGGGCCGATGTGGACCCCTCTGAGTGTACTAAATACGCCAAAGGCACTGAGCAGCCACAGAACGACCGCAATGATCACCACAATATTTAAGATTCGTTTGATCATTGGGTCCATAGGGATAAAATTGTTAACTAACCACAAAAGAATGCCTACAACGATCAAGACGACTACTAATTGCACTAGGTCCAAGGTTATACCTCCTCAATACTCATCTCCACATCACACATGCCATGGGCGTTGGTGTAGGTGATGGGGCCGCCACTTTGCCACTGGGCATAGCCGTAGTAGAATGTGTACTGCTCAGTCTGTTGCGTGCTCGGGTTTGGATCCCACTTGTAGGTCATCGGGATTTTGGACCCGTAGGTTCGGTTGATCTGCCGCCAACGGATGACCTCTGTCGGCGTCTGCATCGGGAACGTGAATGTCCCGACATCGATGCCACGCTTTGGCCTCACCACTGCTTCGCCGTTGAGTAGCCGGATTGCCGCTGACGGATCATTCCTCCCCGTTCTAGCCCCCAACTCGGGGCCTAGATTTGGCGTGAACTTCACGCCCACCATCACGACGCCTGCCCGGAAAAACCCAGCAGGGTTACTATTGTCCACAATTTGCAGCCCGATATACCGGTGCGTCCTGATCGAACCGTGATAGGTCCAGGTGTCGTACTCCGGGAACGGTGTCAGATCACCTGGAAAACGTAACGGAAAGGTGGAGCTCGTATAGGCGGGGGCTGTGAATAGGTCAGCTAGGGTGTTAGTCGCGAATATCTGTAACGTGCCGGTGAACCCATTGTGACGCAGCAACGCCACCGTGTCCCACTGTTTGCTAGATCCCCCGTCGAGCGTTACTCGTAGTGTCCCGAGTGCTGCCGATTGCCACTTGCGGCTAGGCTGAATGAAGAGGAGATTCGATGCCGCTACATTGACATTTGCTTGACTTGGGGATGTCGCTGCTGCACCTGCTGTCCATGATGGTGGTAAAATGTGGAACCCGCTCATTTGCTATGCCCATACGAGTAATTGGGTAAGATCTTCTTGGGTCGATGTGAGTGCCTTCTCAATGACCTCGACGACGATGCCTGTCTTCAAGTTCCTGGTCCCGAGGGTAGGAACCTGGAATAGCACCGTATCCCCTACTTGGATACGGAATGAGAAACCCAGGACGGTAACGTCATATAGACCCTGGAAGCTGTGATCTCTGAATGCCAGGAATGCAGCTACTGCACTCACATTAGCAGTGTTGTCCATTAGGGTGTCAATCGTCAGCACTTCCGTAGAGTCATAGTGAGGCAGTCGCGTATTGGGAGTCCCATACCACGTCAGCACTTTATACGAGAATTCCCGTTGTAAAAATGTCCCCAGGTTTCCCGACGGCTGAAGAAGAAAATCAGTGGGGCTTAAGAGGGTCCAATTCTTGTAGTGGCCCAGTCGGTATCCACTACCTGCCTTTGGTGGCGTGCGCTTCGATGGGACCGCATCTTCAAAGATATTATGCTCACCTAGAACTGCTACTGGATCACGAGCCCGGAGTCTTTGGATGCTCACGACGCCCAGCGAATTAACCCGGATGATTGCCCCTATAGGTTGGATAATGGCATTGAGGGCGGCTCGCAGGGTCATTTCATCCTTGATATAGATGCCATGGCCACCGATATGCTCCGTCTGAAACGCATCGAACGAGTTCTGATCGATGGTGCACTCAGGTGCAGCACGTTGAATCATTACCCGGCAGACCTCTGCTGCAGATATGGTCGTTCTGGAGATCCCAGTATCTCCCCAGAGTTCTAAGTGAACCGGCGCGATGGGGGCAAGGGACAGTCGAAACATGCCCTTGGCATAATCGACTCTATACCCAGCAACATTAATCTCGGCTGTAGTGGGTACCCACGTCGTTAGATCTGTATGGCCGCTTGGAACGCCGCCTAAATTAGGTATATTGATGGCACCTGAGTAAAGCGCATTGAACTGGTGGATGGCGCCGTCATGCACCTGATAGAGGTGTAACACGCTATTAATGCATACTGGCGTTATATGCCGGACAAAGCCAAAGGTGAGAGGCTTATTGACACCTAGAACTTCTGAATCACCGTCGTAGCCACCTGTACCTGCATAGGTGTTGGCCTGTATCGAGCGATCGAAGAGCACAGAGTGATCACGTAGGACAATCGTCAGTCCATCGAGATCTGCTTCTGCCCTCTCGGTCTTCGCACGTAGGATGACTCTATACGATCCAATATCTTCGTCTGCAAGACCGACCTTGATCTCAATCGTGCGGGTGTCCCAGCTCTGTTGGATGAGATAAGCAAACCACTGATCACCAAGCTGAATCGAAACCGTTCCGACTCTTGGCACACTAACCCCGGCATATCCCCCTTTATACTGTTCCACCGACATCGACACATCGCCAATGGACACCAGGCCTTCCAGCCAAAGATTTACACCGTCATAGGCGAATGGGTGCCCGTTGCTGATCCGGATCGTCGCCGCTCGCTGCGGTTCGGTTCGGTCCAGTGTAGTGCTGATGACATTGGATGCACTCACGGTGATCCGGTAGATGGAGATGCCATCCTCGGCGATCATCTCTAGATACTCACCGACATACTGGAGGCGATCTAACGGAACTACTGGCTGAGTGCTGCTCGACGATAACACATTGGATGAATCGCTGGTGACGTAGTGGAAGCCTAGACTCGGGTCCGTAAAGACGAGAGCAGCAGGAGGAGTGGCTGTGTTGACATACTGGTCGGTCTTGTCGGCAAACTGCGTTGGCGTCGTCGTGCCTGTAAGCACCCCACCGGGAGACGTGACGCGGAAATAGCTGAACGCCCCTGATTGGTAATTTTCGACGGTGGGAATGACATAGGGAACTCTTTGTATAATCAGTTGGGACACCTGGGGCCTGGGCGAGATTTCTGCCAGGACTGCTAGACGGCGATCGATGCCAAGCTCAGGAAAGTCCTGAATAAATTCAGTGACAATAAAACTACCGCTGTAGAAGACGCCCGCTGTGTAAGGATTGGTGCCCAACGTTACTACCCAAGCTACTGATTTATCAGAGGGATGAGTCTGGTGGACTTGTCCATGGTTTGTTCAGTGTCCATTATACAAAGTTATGGCACTTACTTCCAGAGAGGGGATTTTCTGAGGTCCCTAAAATAAATATAAAAGCCTATTGACTTTTATTTGTCGTTTGGTATATATTGTCATCTAGAGAGAGGTTAAAGGTTCCGCAGTTTTCATTTGCAACTTCTAGGCCGCCGATGTATGGTATTCTAGCCGATTGCAGCTTTTGGCAACAAGCACTGACTAAGGAGAGAGTTATGTCTATTTTTATCGTATTTGTAATGCTACTATGGTCTGGAGTCGGTTGGGCATCGTCCCCAGAGATGAGAGTTACGGCAAGTAGTTACGAGAAAGCGAACGAACCGGGCAATGCAATCGATAATGATCCTTCCACGCACTGGACATGTCGCGGGGGATGCTGGATTGAGATAGATAGAGGCTATGTGGGTACTGATGTCACGCATTTCTTTATTGCATGGTTGAACGAAAAACGAGAAAACTTCTTTGATATTGCTGTCTCGGTGGATAGGGTTAACTGGATGACTGTATTTAGTGGAAGTAATCTCAGTGAAAATACGGGAACAGAAACAGGTGAGTATGAGTTTGATCCTGATCTTACAGGCACTGAGCACGGCATGGTCTCCGCACGTTACATCCGCGTCATTGGCCATGGCAATAATGTCAGCAACCACAACTCGATAGCCGAGCTTAGCATTTGGACATTCGACCAAAATGAAGAGGAATTCCTCGAGCATGAGGTTGCCTCGGCCACTGCCAGTGCTAGTAATAAAACGAATACGCCCGAACGTGCCGTAGACGGTAATCTGGCTACCCACTGGACTGCTGACAACGGAGAATCGCTACAGCTCGACCTTGGCTATGTGGATACCGTAGAGAACGTGAAGATTGCCTGGCTCAGCGGCAACAAGCGCAAGGCAGACTTCGACATTGAGGTATCAGTGGATGGCATCAGCTGGGAGCTGGCCTTTTCAGGAACGAGCACTGGCGCCAGCCTGAAGCTGGAGAATAATTTCTTCGGGCAAGAGTACTGTGCCCGCTACGTGCGGATTACTGGCCTCGGCAATGACCATCCGACTCAGGGAAATAAAAACTCAATTACCGAAGTCGAAATCTGGGGATGGAGTCGATATTTTGATCTCTCATGTGAAGAGGAAGTCGGTGGCGAGATTGATGCAGTTGCCGGTCGGATGTAACGGATAGAACGGTCCCGAGAGAGAAATCTTTCGGGTCTGCAAGGGCTGATGGTCTCTGCCGGTCAAAGCTGAACTGTCAGCCCGCTAAGCCCCGCATTATGCCTTCATTTCATGCATAACCCTAGTTAATACCTTCCGCATTTCTACAAACTCTGCCGTCTGTGACCTTGCAATACGGATCATCTCGTTAATGCCAAGTGCGGTAGTCGAATTGTTGGAGCTGATCTGCCGTAGGTAGTCCACTGAACTCCTGCCAAGCTGGACCTGTTCGAGCTGCCTTGTTTCCTGCCTAACCAGATTGGCCCGCTCCAGCTCAATCCTCCGAGCCTCCCGGTCCCGCATATTGGTCAGCACCGTTGCGACCTCATTCCGTGCGTCCATAGACCCGCCAGTGCCACCCCTGATCTGCTGGGCGATATCGGCAAACTGTCTCCCGGCTTGCAGCGCTTCACTTATATCGCCACCTCTCACGGCCTCCATAAACTGCGTCCTGGCCTCATCAAGCCGCTGTTGAGCCGGCAGGACATCAGACAACCTGGACTGCCCCAGATAGTCATCAACCTGCTTAAGGGCGTCGCGTCTTGACTGGAATGATTCATCGATCGCAGTAATTGCATCCTGGCGAATGATATTCGCTTGTGCTTTAAATGAGTCTGTTAGGTCCTCTGTGGATAGGCCCAAAATCTCGGCGGATTGGATAAGCCCAGCGACTTGCTCAGTTAGTGCCTGCATCCTCTGGATCGTTTCACTTCTCTCTGGTAACCCCGCTTCGATGAATGACTTGAAGGCATCACCAATCCCCTTCATATTAGAACCACCGCCGCCGCTGATCGCCTCTAGAGCCCGGTCGACCTGTGCGGTCGCGACTGCAAGTCTTTTAAATTGATCGATCCGGCTCTGAGAGACTAAGCCTTTATCGGCTAATTCTTGGAATTCTCGCACCTGCTCATTGATCTGTATCATGGTCGCCAAGGCCGGGTTCACAAATTGTAAGAGCGACTGACCAAATTGTATTTGCTGCTCCCGCTTTTCTTCAGCCTCTTGGCGCCTGCGCTCTAAGTCCTCCTTCTTGACTTTATCCATCGCCAACTTCGCAAATTGGTCAACCAGGCCTTTGGGAATTAGGCCCTCCTTTGACTGCTGCCGGAAATCAGCAACCTGCTGATTAACATCGTGCATAGCAGCCCCGAGCGGATTCGTAAAATCGAGAATCAGGCCCTGGATATTGGCCTTTGCATCGGCAGCCCGCTGCCTCTTTTGCTCTGCATCGGCTTTCCGCTGCTCCGCCTGGCGCTGTGCATCGGCCCTCCCCTGGGACGCGCTGCTACTGCTACCGCCACTGCTGCCACCACGGCTACTGCTACCACCACGATTACTGCCGCCACCACTGCTGCCACTACGGTTGCTGCCACCATCAGAGCGCTGTGGTGTGCTCTGTCGCGCTGGACGCGGTGTGCCCCCTCTGAGTAGTCCAGTCAGATCCGGTACACGGAGCGTCACTTGCCTCGCCTGTTGCGCTGGACGCGGTGTGCCCCCTCTAAGTAGTCCAGCCAGATCTGGTGCACGGAGCGTCGGTACAACACGGATCGTTGGTTGCGGCGGTCTCAACGCCGTCGCAGTCACTCGCCCCCGTGTCACCGCACTCCCACCTGCCCCGCCACCGCCATATGCCCCACCCACACGGGTAGCAGCACTGCTGCTACTATATCCAAGCCCCCCTGTCGGCGTCTGTCGCGCTCCTGCCGCCGACTGTCGCCCCCCTGTCGGCGTCTGTCGCGATCCTGTCGCAGGGGCTCTCGGGATCGATGGACGCTGTTGTGCCGCATTCACAAGACTAGCGGCAGCTGCATTTGCCGCTCCCGTTATGCCACTTAGTATACGAACGACATTGCTTGCAGCGTCCCCGAATGCGCCCGAAATGACACCTGCTGCGTCCTGGGCACCGCTTATGATGGTGCTGTATGTGCTCCCGGCACCGAGTACGATGGCCTCGTTTGCCTCCTGGTTCCCGCTTACGATGGCCTCGGTTGTCTGCTCGGCACCTCTTGTGGTAGCGTCGTTTATTTGGTTGTTAGCATCTGTATTGGTAGCTACACGATCGTCTGCAAGATCTCTTTCTAAGTCTGCCCGCTCAAGTGCATGCTTTCTGTCCAGCTGCTCAAGATCGGCTCCGATCGCGATGGCTTGATCCCTTTCCCGCTTCTGTCTCCGTTCAAGGTCGTCCCATCGTTGCGCGATTGGATCGGTAAGACCTAGAATGTCATTGGCGATGGACTCGTTAAAGTCTGCTAGTGCATCTGCGGCCGCTTTTGCACGCGCGTCCTCTGCGTCCTGTGCCGCTTTAGTAGCCTCCCTATACCACTCATCCACTAGCTCCTGAGGGATTAAACCTTCTGCAGCCTGGGCCTTGAAAATGATGAGTTGTTGATATATCGAGTGCATAGCGGCCGCGAATGGGTCCGTCATCCCCAATATCAGGCCAACAATGTTCCCGCGGGCTGCATCTGACTGCATCTGGATTTCTTCGTTGACTCGCTTCTCAAGCTCGACTCTCTCTGCGGCATTGAGTTTTTCAACCTCTACGAGATCTGCCCCTGCATCGATGGCATTCTGATACCGCTCTGCTTGCATGGCTTCTAATGCGTCGAACTCTGCGGCAACGGGATCTGTAAGGGCTAGGAGGCTATTGGCGATACCCTCATTAAAATCCGTTGTGACCTGTGCAAGCAGCCTGTTTTGCTCTGCTACGATCTCGTCAATAGGAAGGCCCAGAGTAGTAGCGCGATCAGCCAGTGCTTGGAATTGATCGTTAATTGCGTTGATCGCAGCTGCGGTATCAGAGAGTGGCCCTATCTTGAAGTCCTCAATCATCCGCAGAATTTCTAGTGCTTCCTCTGCCCGCTGCACGATAGCCTGGATATTTCCGGCATCAGCACTAAACTGCTCGCCTACGATATTGGTTGCAGTCGCCTCGTCTGTGAGTGCAGTGAGTGCATGGTGAAGGCGGAGTTGGATGGCTTTGGCAATAGCATCGTCCACACCTTCAGCCTGCACCATAGAACCCGCGGGTACTGCTGTCTGAAAATACTGCGTGACGATTGCGCGCTGTTGGGCATTTAGATACTTGGCAATGGCAGAGTCAATTTCGGAAATGGCCATCGTGGCAGCGCTAGCCGCCTCCATTGATACGACAGACTGATCGAACAGTGAGACAACACCAAATGGACTTCTGCTCGTTGGACCTTCGTGCGGGTTTGTCGGCGCCCCCAGCGATGTTTGTAAGATGAGGCGCACCTTTTCATTGTGCTCGCTCAATATCCCGCCGAGCATGCCGCCGATAACAGAACCCGCTGCGGCACCTATGACTGGGCCAACGGCTGTGAAGGCGCCGACAACTCCTCCAACGACTGCGCCAGCAATGCTGCCAATCGTAGCGCCAGTATTATTTACGCCAGCCACCTGAGTTGCAGCCATGCCCACGCCAACACCCGCAAAAACACCCCCGGCAATCTCGCCAAATTTGCCACCACCACCGCTAATCCCTAGCATTTGGGCCAGCTGCCCTATCTTTTGTTTTGCCTGGTCCACGAGCTTATTTATGCCCGTGATGACCTGATTCATAATGGGTTCCATGGCAAAGGATGAAAGGAGTTCAGAGGTGATGGTGGCGGCGGTATCGGCGAAAAGATCACCGATGGCGTCAGCGAAATCTGCGATATTGTCTAGGTCTCCGGTCATGGCATCACGGATACTACCGGCAAGTAGAGATTGGATATTCTCCTGCATGTTCTCGAAGATTTTACTAATCTCGTTGGCAGTCTTCTGCTCTTCAGCTATCCGCTGTGCGTTTGTGCGTTCTACGATTTTAAGGAATGCATCATGTGTCTCTTCTTGTGCTTTGCGAGTCTCGTCCTCTAGCTTCTCACGGATATCCTGAACCTTACTTGCCGCTGTATCCTCTTGCTCAACCCATTCTTCATTTTGTCGAATTCGCTCTTTATTAGTACGGTCTAAAATACGCAAGAACTCATCGTGAAGTTCTTGCGCTACCTTCTTTTCTGCTTCTGGATTTACAATAGTTGTTTTTCTATTTAGTGCTTCTAGCTTCTTAACAAGGTCCTGAATAACAGGGGGTACATCTGTCGCCGCTTTCTTTGCTGCATCAGTTTGTTCTTTTGGATCGACAAGTGGCTTCATATCTAAATCCAACCACGTAGCGATCTCATTAACTAGATGCTTGATGTCCTGGACGAGTGCTTTGCCTTGTGCCCCGGTTACCGGAGCCATGACATCGCCAACCCCTTTGATAGAAGTGATACCAGCGATTGAGCTTTGAAGACTGTCAGTGCTTAGCGATACCGTATCAATGTCCTTGCTGACAAATCCAAGGGCTTGACCTAACTTTGTAGACCAGGTTGCGAAGTTATCAAAAAACGATGTCAGATTAGGCAAAAACTTCCCTAGAAAATCTGCTATATCCCTGAACGTCCCCATAATGATATCTCCCACTTTCTGGAAGATAGCACGCGAGAGTTCTGCAACCGTCACGACGATTTTGATGATATTATCTGTCGTCTGCGTGACAACGCTGGGATCTGGGAAAATATCCAGCATATTACTTTCGAACTCGACTGCCTTGATGGCTTCACTTGAGGCAAGAACCCCTTTCGTCAAGTCCACAAACTCGTTAAAGATCGTATTAAACCCTCTCGTAAATTGAGCAGGGATGGTAGTAGCGGCAGCTTCCGCTAATGCAGCGTAATCCTTGTGAAGTTGATTCGCCAGGAGGAGCATATTGTCACTGCTTACAGTGCCTGCTTGCAGCATTTTAGAGAGTTCCTTTGTGGTCACCCCCATTGCGTCTGCAAGCTTTTGAAAGGCAGGCACCCCATTTTCAGCCATTGTCGATAATTCTTCTCCTTGGAATTTCCCCTTGGCCATGGTTTGCGTTAACTGATTGAGAACCCGGTTATACACCTCAGAACTCGCACCCGTGGCGCGCATCGTCTCGCCAATCGCCTGGAAGACGAATTTAAGTGCCTCACCATCAAGCTTTGTGCCTTTGGCTGCATTAGCCAAACGCGCATATGCTTTTGCGCCGTCAAGGTTGCTGAGAGCCAACCGATCGGTCTCTGCCCGAATAAATGCCATTTCGGCAGCAGCAGCTGTAGAACTTCCTCGTAGGCTCGTCAGTTGCCGCTCTACGCCCGTAATGCTCTCAGCAGCCTTAATCGCGCTTGTGGCAAACTGCACAAGTGCCCTGGCACCCACATCTATACCGAGTGCACCCAGCATGCCTTTCATGGTTTGTAGAGCTGGATTTAGTTTCTGGCTTACTGACTGCGCTGTCTTATTGGCTGCCTGCGTCGTCTCGTCGAGCTTCGTATTAACCTTCTGTATCTCGTTAGCGGCAGGCCCAGCGCCACTACCGACATTCTCTAATGCTTTACGCATATTAGCAGTGGCGCGATCAGCGGCACTTTGGGCCCTCTGTAGGTCCGCATTGAATTTGTCTAGACCTACTCTAAGATCAGCAACTAATGCCTGTTCTGCCACTGGCCTCTAACCCCTGTCGAAGAAGGTAAACCGTTTATCTGATGGGGTGTTGTAATAGTTCTCTTTCTCCAAGTGGAGCCTGTACAGTGCCGTTTGGAAAATGCGAACTTCCTTCGGGAGCTTTAACCACAGATGGAACGGCATATGGAACTGCGTCATGGCCATCTCGGCCTCGAAGTAGAGTCCTGTCATCCGCTCCATAGGATGACGCCATTTCTGTCCACCCCGGCTATGGTTTGGGTGAAGCTGCTCGGGCGGGTAGACCAGGCTATACGGCATGCCCAGAGCAGCCATTACTTTTTTGTTAATTCATCCTCGTCGTCTACTTCAACCTCAAGTGACAGGTCCTCGATCGCCTTTTCAATGTACTCTAGTTGCTTTTCGGTCAACCTTAGCCGCCTTAGTACCTCAACAGCCCCATCATAATCGCTACCCAGTTTATCATCAGGGTCCCAGACCACATTCCCCCGGCGGTCCTTCAGCGGGATATCGAGCCCGTGCAGTATCTTGTCGATTCTGAGCTTCTCAGTCAGCCTCGTGAACTCTGCTACTTTTTCAGCGTACTGTGGGTGTTGCATATCCTGATCCCACCCACCAATATGCCCCTTTCTCGCCTCATCCCATGGGCCTACGTCTGGAAACCTTTTTCTAGGGATTTTCTGTGCAGAGGCATTATACTCAGCAGAGATCTCGGTGAGAACATGAGAAGGGATGGCCTTGATGGGCAACTGGTATAATTCTGCTTTCCCATTGACCTTAACGACTATTTCAACTTCGCCAGTGCCCTGAAAGGACATTGACGACGCATCCAAGGATTCAAGACGCCTACGCACCTGCTGATCATAAACCTGGCGGGCAATGATCTGCTCCGGTGTGTCATCGTGGTATTTGGGCAATGCCTCGGTAGGGGACAACAAATTCAACGAGTTATTCTCTGACATCAACTATCCTTTATGACGGAATTGACTCAGTACCCGTAGGCCAATCCGTTAGATTGGGGTTGATCTCGCCCCAGATTTGGGCCGTGACATCGAAGTACATGAGCTGGCCCTCGGGCACGTCTTGCACGTTGGTGACCACGACGCCTTTGGCTTCACACACAAACGGGGTGCCTGCTGGTGCATCTACAGGAACGTTATAGCCCCAGCAGACCGATACCATGCGGGTTTGTTGCTGGACATCCTTCGGGTAGAGAGCAGGGATGGCAAGGCCGTCCGAGTTGTAACGAACACCAAGTGATGATGTGCCTAGACCAACCCAGGTATGGGCACCAATGGTCCATGTCGTTTTCGCCCATGGGTTGCCGAGGGCGTCAACGAGCTGCAAGCTTTGTGACATATGCATGACGCGGAAGGTGACTTCGATAGGCTCGAATGGGATCTGCTCGTTATCGATATAGGTAACTGCATACTCAGTCATTCGCCCGCCATCGAGCTGAATCGCTGTCGTCGGCCTCGGGGCCATCGTCGGCAGAGTCGGTTGTTCCATTTGGAAATATTGGACATATTTACGGGGGGACCCTCCGTCGTACACTCTAAAAAACCTGTCCTTTACACCTGAATTGGAAACGGGCATAGTTACAACTCCTGACTGGCATTTCAGTAAAAAATGTCGTTACCTTGGGGGTTTCGACCATTGCTGATGTTGGTTAGGGCCGAGGAGGGGTGTTGATAGCATCCCTCCTCAACTCAGATTTATGACCTCATGGTACCGAAGGGGTACACTAATATTTATTTGTTGGATACCGGAATCCGGCACAACTGGGATTTCATTTACGTCAGGTCTGCCCCAGATCATGAGTGCACCCGCCCATGGGGTGCCCACCGCCCCATAGTCGTATACAGGTATTGCAGTCGTGATGAGAAATTTATGGCGCACGTTCTCAACCATCCCAATTAAGGCATAAAGGTTCGGCGCCCCTGTCCCCGTTTCCTGGTGCTCGAACACATTGATATTGAGAATGCACTGCGTCCAGGTCGAGATCGAGTTGCCGGGTGCCGTCATCAGATCCCCCACGCCATCACCGGGTAGGAGATCAACCTCGACCCACCTCCGGGGCAAAGTCCCTGTACGATCCTGCCCCATGTAGTAGACGGTATAGCCGAGTTCTACGGATACATGCGTCCTAACGAAGGCATTCACACTCTTGGTGATGTTGTCGAGCCTCGATCCTGCTTCTAGCGATGCCATTAGCTTTGCTTCACTATCCTGACGAGTGCATCCTTGAGTGGCAGCGTACGCTTTGAGATGGCACGCCGGACTGGTGCAGCCGGCTTCTGCTTCGGGAAGATGCCGCCACCTACCTCAACGCCACCCGGTAGGACATGTGCTCCTACCCGCTCCGTCTTAGGGCCAATACCAGGGTAGCCACCGTACTCAATGGTTGGCGCATAGTCGATGTCGTTACGCAACCGGTAGTGTGCGTGACCAACCTTCGTTGGCCCCTGCCATGCTGCACGGGATGCACCCGTATCGACCGGCCAGCCCTTGATGATCTCATCTCTTAGATGACCGGCTTCTACCCTGGTGACCTCGTCGGCCTTAGCTCTGCGATCATCCCCGTAGCGTTTGACTAGTTGACTAAGCGTCGAAGCCATTACGGAGTCCCTGCAACTAAGCCAAGACGGAACGTATCAGTGCCTGTACCCGTCACGGTAATCCCTAGTGCCGACGCGCCGACGGTACCAAAACCTGTGGGCTCCCACTGCATAATAGAGCCGCCCGCCTTCACGATCGTCCCATTGGTCGCCGTGAACATGCTGTATGGGTTGACACCGGCAGCTACGAACGTCATCAAAGCAGTGCCCAGATTGTCAATCCGGTAACCCAAGACCCGGAGTCCTGTAAGATTCAACACGGTCCGGTCCGTACGGACTAGGCTTGTTGTCAGGTTTAAAGCGAGAGTTCCAGCTGCCAGAGCCAGTACGCCCGACCATACTTGCGTGGCTACGGGCACCGTCGAATTGGAAGCCCGGAAGGTAGTGTCCGGCATCGAGTAGTCAAAACCCGCAGTTGCGCCGAATGGCCCAACGGTCTCCTCATACAGTTTGCCAAAAAAGAGCATTTCAGCCGTTACATTGGCCATTACGTTCTCCTACGTGTTAATAAAGTCCACTCAACGCCGAATTCATCCTTGGTTATGCCCGACGCCAGTATTTCGTAGTGAAAGGGCCCAACTGTCAGGATATCATCGGACTTCAGATCACTGGCGTACTTGCACCTCATGGTCCAGCGTGTATCAACCTGATTCAGACCGGCACTCGCAAAGTCGATGCGTTCCCTAATCGATAGCGGCCAGGATCGCACGATGACATCAGTTACTGAGTCTGTGTACGCCTGCTCACCTGTCACGACATCGAGTTCACCAAACGTCCGTCGCCTGAGCGTCGCCTTGGAATCAACACCGATCAGACGATCCGCATGCTTTGCATTCCGGTCTAGCATCCGAGCTATCGGCTTCATTAGATCCGCACCACCCTACGAAAGGGGCCACCCGCCACCATGCTGTATGGCCCGAGGAGCAGGTTTACTACTCGCGGGACCACAGCAGGGGGGTTGCCATCAAACCACATCTCATAGCTAGGTGTCGCGAGGCGTTTAAGCCCGTGGCCAACCTCAGCATAGGGGTCTGGATTCTCATAGAGCGCTACTGCCCACTCAATGGTCGCCATCTCCACAAAGGTAGGGATGACCGTATCCGAGAGCAGCACGCCTATGCTGACGTCCACCACATGCTTCCTTGGCCACATCAGCGCCTGGGTATCAGCCGTCTTGTAGCCGACAGGCGTAAAGTAGCGATCGATTAGCCTCGTCGCGTGTACAAGGAGTTGAGGCTTATTCACATCCGCATCATGCAACCATGCTTCCATGTGCGGCATGGTCTCGGCAAGGATGCCGGCTCGAGCAACCGTAAGGTAACTATTGCTACTTACTCCGCCCACTGTCGCGTCAATGACGATTGCCACTACTGAAACCTATTGTGAGTTGACCAGAGTTCATGGACCACCGGGTCATATTCCCCATAAGGAATCTCTTTCCTGGCCTGTCTATGCTCTGGGTTGATGATGTTTACTGACACCGTGTTACCCTGCTCATCCATAATGAAGTCCGGTGCCGATGGGCGATGAGGTATATGCACACGCTCCTCTGGCGGGACTGATTCCGCTTTCGGCCCCGTATAAGGCCCCGGCATGAGGTCGCCCCAGCGCACATGGATTGCCGGATCGTAGTCAGCGGCGTTGATGATCCACTTCTGAGCAGGGTCCTTCCAACTATGTACTTCCATGGTCGGCAATTCTGCCATAGACTAGGCTTCCTCTGCCTTTTCTTTATCTTCTTCTTGCTTCTGGGCCTCTTCTGCCTTTGCGGCAGCCTCGTCAGCCTGCCGCTGAACTTCTGCTACCCGCTCCATTTCCTGTTCGGCCCTATCTTCATCTGGCCCTGATATATCCTGTGGCTCATCACCCCGTTGCCGCTGGATCATCTCAGCAGCTTTTGAACCTGGAGCTTCGATAACAGCCGCATTGGGTTCATCAGGCAGCGACTCCGGAGTCATGGCTACCGTAGGGTCTTGCATCGGCGGGCCAGCTGCGGAATCGTGGTCTGGGTCATCTCCCATCGGCTCAGACCACATCGTATGGACAGCTGGGTCATAGTCGCCCCTGGGGATGGTCTTTTTCTGAGCCGGGTTATCGGGGTCGTGAATATCGACCATTTCCATTTCAGCCATGAGTTACTCCTTGCAAAATAACCGAAATATTGTAAACTCATTTAAAATCAATGACTTAGGTCCAACCGCGCACTGCCAGGTTAGGGTCCAGCACCTGAACGCCATATAGGCAATCCAGCGAGATATAGCTCTTCTTATTCACACCATCACCCCAGCGCGATGCGCGAATCGACATGCCTGTTACGGGATCTGTTACGGTTTCGATTTCCATGTTGGGGATGTTGCGGGGCAGAGTGGCGAATACAATAGCAGCCCAATTACGGTTGAATAGGAGTTGCTGTCTCGCACCGCTCGCCTGCACGTAGGCAGTGACCACCGCGCCACTGGAGTAAGCCTGCACGGCGGGAGGCGTAAAGGACACAGTTGCCGCACCACCCACCATGGCGACGTTAGCCGTCACCGCGTAGCGCTGGCTATTGCCTGCAATGCTAAACGTATCACCGGCTGTCAGGGTGTCAGTGCCGGCACCAAACGAACCGACTGCCATACTGGTCGCGCCAATTGCCAAATTTGCAGTTAGTGCACCTAGTTGGTCCGCACCACTAACGACGGTGCCTACGGTATGTGTCGGGGCATTTTGGTTGGCAAAAATCTCGATGCCGTAGCGGTTTCCAAGGGTACCATTGAAAAGCGTCTGGTTATTCCCCGGTCCTGTCATGTCCGCGGAAATGAACATGTTCGAGTCTTGGAAACCCTTTTGCAGAGTACCGTCAATTTGCAAATGCCAATTGGGATCTCGCATGTTGGCATTGTGGTCGAAGGCGGTCTGGTACATGCCGGTGAGAACTTGGTGGTCGGTGGCAGTCCCATAGTCATATAGCCATGGGACGAATTTGTAGAGGGCGTTGACATCCTGGTCGATCTGATCAGCTAGTGCATAGGCAGCAGGAGCAATATGGTCACTGATGAGGCGCTCACCCGTGTAGGCATATTCAACGTCAGTCACTTCAAAACGGACTTCCGGGCGTTGGTCAACGAGAATGTTAACGACTGCTGGCCTTAAATCCTGTGTAGTGATTGAGCCTTTTTGAGCAACGAAGGTACCAGGGCGGGAGATGCTAACGACGGAGCCGACATCGCGTGTGCGTCGTTCTGCGTCATATCCTTGATGGATACGCTGCGCGATGCCAAGGGCTTTACGGAGCTGGATGAGGGCTTCCTGCGCGTAGAATAGCGCATCATAATTACCGAGTACGTTTACCATTACGGTACCTCTGGATTACGTAAGTGATTACCTGCTTGGTCTCGTACAACGAGATAAGCACCAACGTAGCCAGAGCACAGCAATGGCTAACTATTCTATTTTCAAGGCATCGCCCGGT